TTGGTGGTCACTCTCTCGCGTTGGGAATCCCCCCAAATAGTGCGCGATTGGCAACCAATTGGCAACCAGATGAGCGACGACAGAAGCTGGAAAACTATCCCCGGAAAGAAAGGCGTCCAGGTCCGTGAACACCCGACTCGCAAGCATCACCGCAAGCCGGACAGATGCTTTTGCATCCGGCATACTGTGGACGGCAAACGCATTGTCGAGGTGCTTGGATGGGCGACCGATGGCTGGACCATGGAGATGGCCGAGGACCAGGTGCGTGAGTTCCGGCGCAACGCCAAGACAGGAGAAGGGCCGCGCACCTATGCCGAGAAGCTGGCTTTGCGCAAGGCCAAAGAGGAAGAGGCGGAGCGACAGGCCGAGCTTGCCAGACGCTTGATGGAACTGGAGCAGGCCAAAGACATGACCTTTGCCGAACTGTCCATGTATTACCGAATATGGGCAGACGGGCACCGGGCCAGCGCCGACGACGTCGCGAGGAATCTCAACCTGCACATCTTGCCAATCATCGGCGACATGAAGGCCTCCGAGGTCAACGCGGCCACTATCAATGAGGTCAAGGCCGCATTGCTCAAGAAAAAACCAGCCAGCGGCAGAAACAAGACCCTGAGTCCCCAGACGGTCATGCACTGCCTGAAAACGATCCGAGAGGCCTACAACTTCGCCCGGGAGACGCCCCATCCCAAGTTTCCGGAGACCATGCTCTTTGTCGGCCCAAACCCCGCCGTTATGCGCAGGAAGGGCAGGGGAGTGAGGACACCCCAGGTCGACAATCGCCGCCTCCGGATCCTGAGCGAGGCCGAATGCACCAGCATCCTTGGATACAAGGCGAAGACAGCGCAAGACACCGAGAATATCCGGGCCATGGTACTGCTGTCCCTGGACACTGGCATCCGCGCCGGGGAGCTCATCCGCCTGCGCTGGGAAGACGTGAATACCGATACCGGAGCCCTGCACATCGTTCTTGGCTCCGACAGGGGCACCACGAAATCCGGCCTCGGACGAATCGTCCACGCCGGCCAACTGTACCCAGAGGCCTTGCTCATGCTCAAAAAGAGGCAGCGCACAAGCCCCCTCGTATTCCCCGGCAAGGATGGGGCGGTCCGGGATGGATCGGCCATCAGCCGGGCCATGGTGCGCATATCCGGAAAACTCGGACTCAATGACGGGGTAACAGATGACCGCAACCGGGTTGTCTGGCACACCTTGCGGCACACATATGCCACGCGGATGCTCGAAGCCGGGGTGGACATCTACATCCTCAAAGAACTCATGGGCCACCACAGTGTGACCGTGACCGAGCGCTATCTGCATCTGTGCGACAGATCCAAGCGCGCGCACGCTCTGGCTGCAGCAGCTACAGGACGGGCACATCTATCACCTCCAGGCCTTTTGAGAGCAGATACTGCACAAACTCTTCCCGAGGATAGCAGACCTCCCCTCCAATGATGGCGCGATTTTGCGGCCCCTTGCCCAGCTTGTCTTCGTTTGCCAGGGTCTTGGGCGAGAGCCGTCCACCCGTGAACCAATCCACCCGTTTGCGGGCGATCATCGGTGGCATGTCCTGCCGCAACTGCTCGACGAACGCGTCCCGAAGTTTGAGCTTGCGAGTCTTGTATGGATCCATGATCAGCTCCTTTGAGCCTTGAGAGTTTTTTGCAGCTGCGTGGCAACCGCCGCGCGTTCCGACGCATCGCCATCCCGGAGGACGTTCACCGCCAGCCGTAATGCGCCTTCAAGCTTGGCAATACGGAGGTGGTCTGCATTTTCACATAGTGGATCGATCACGGCGATCCTTCTGGAAGATTTCCTTAGCCCCGGCATAACTTCATCCGGGGCCAGAATGACCAGCTCGCCTGGGTCGAAGAAATGCTCAAAATTACCAAAGCTCGCATTTTTAAGTCCGCTCATGCTTCGAGCTCCTTTTTTGATTCCCAGTCGGCCAGATATCCGGCGCCTGAAATCGGTTGCATCCTGACACCGGAGATGTTGCGCAGATTGTTGTTTTCGACTTTCAGCACCAAATTTTTGCTGTTCATTTTGGTGTTGATCTGCCGGAGGGCCTTGTTCGCGGCCTCCAGCTCCGAAACGCGATTAGCGAGATCTTTGCACCGTTGGCACATGTTCAACCCCTCTGCGACCAGATCACGGCCGCGACGCATAGTCCGATGAAAATTACGATCCCGGCGATGGTCATGCCGCGTCCCTCATGACTATGTCCTGGCCGTCCAGGATGATGTCCGACACGGTCCCGGACACAGGCCCGCCGATGTCTTCGATACTGTCGCCGAATTCGGCCATGAACATGGCCACGAAACTGGCCAAGCTCTCCGCCAAGCGTCTCCAGGCCTGTCGGCGCCCTGTCGGCAGCAGCCTTAGCGCGTCATCGATGGCGCGGCTGCAGACGAGCAGGTATTGGCCATAATCTTCGACACCCCAGGACTCCGGCCACGTTTTTTCGACCACCTCTTGCACGCGCCCCATGATGCGCTCATGTTCGCGGTAGAAATTCGCTCCGAGCACTTTCATGTCCACAACGGCCCATGATTCCCCGAGCCATTTGCAGACCATCTCGTATTGATTCCGTTCTCTGACCGATGACCACTTGACCGATCCGGACTCGACACCTTTGCCCAGGTTGACCATGGCGACTTCCACCATGCCCAGGGTAGTGGCGCAGATCCGGTTGCGGATTCCGATGGCTTTGCGTCTGTCGCGCTCAGCCCGGGTCATGATGTTGCCCTCGATGATGTGACGCACTTTTTGATTCTCGCCAGAGCTATCAGCATCTCCACCGTCGCGATGAGACGCAACACAACCAGTGGGTCCACAAGCGTGTCGGGGCTCCGCAGCACTCGCTGCTTTACGGCTTTGTACTCGTCGGCAGTGAAATGCTTTGGCAGGGCGTCAGCGCTCATACCACACCCCCAACCCTCACCAGTTCGCGCGGAGCTGCGGAGCTGAGCCAGCCATGGCGTTCAAGGGACTGGGACACTCGGGTGACCGCCTGGGCCGGGTCGGCCTGGCCGAGGATGATACCGATGGTCATGTTGCCTATCTTGACGGGGACCATCTTCTTGACTTTTGCGGAACGTGCTTGCATTGTGCTGTCTCCTGATTTTGAGAATCGGTTCTTTTGAGGCCCCGGATGTTCCAGCATCTGGGGCCGGCTCGTTTATGACTGTTGAACAAAATGGACAAAGCCAACTTCGACCGCAGCGAAGCGCATGTGTGCCGCAAACTCGTAGAAGTCTTCCTTGATTTTCACGACAGCCACCCGGACAGCACCCCATCTGTCTTTGACAGCAAATGCCATTTTGAAATCCCCGTCAGTCGAGCTGCCCTGGTCCCATAAACTTTCACCCGCCACTTCCTCCGTGCACAGTTCGAGGATCTGCCGGAGCAACTCCCGCTCCGCCTCCTCGGCCTCTGCCAGCTGCAACCTTGTCGCGACGATCTCCCCTCGAATCTCGTCCAGGGCTTTGATCTTCTCTTGTACTTTTCCAGTCATGATCTCCCCCTTTAAATGTACGGCACCAGACCCTGCTGGATCTGCTGGGCGGTGCTAATGATGTCCATGAGCGCCTTGTTCATCCGCATGGCCTCAACGCGCTCGATCTTGTGATCCTGGACGGCATCAAAGGCGGCGATAGCCGCTGATCCAAAGTCCGAGCTGAACTCCAGAAAGAGCTTTGTCAGTTCCTCGGGTTTGAGCGGCTGGACCTCGTACTGCAACGCCCCGTCGTTGGCCCTGGCGATCAGCCACTGCACCAGCAGGTTTTCTTCCGCAGGTCGGCCGTTCATGGTCATAACGACGAGCTCGCAAAGGTCGTCCACGTTGGGCAGGTGCGGATCCTTGCTCGACACCCATCTGTCCACCGTGCCCCTGCTCCAGTCCTGTGCCTTCTCGGCTTCGCGCCGCTTGATCCCGGACAACTGGATCGCTGTCCAAATGACCGACGAAGCGTCCATTTTTTTGAGCTGCTCCTGATTCATCACCAACCCCCTGTGATTATTCCTTCCAGTTCTCACATAACCCCCAAAATTTTATACAAAAAACCGTGATCCAATGCTAAAATTGGATCACGGCATCAAATTTTTTTGACAAGATCGGATTATTTCCTGCTGCTGGTAAACCATTGCGGCGAGGGTGCGGGTACAGCTTGGCAGCGGGATCAGATCGGCAGGGATGCCCTGGTCGGCGAGGGCTGCGCGAATGTTTTCACTTGCAAAACCGGTGTTTACGGCTTTTGCAAGCTGGGTATGATCAACACCTGCGCGTCTGGCTACGTCGCGGATGGAGTCCTTGTATTGCGACAACCAGCGATCCCATTTGTTGCGGAGAATTCCAAATTTTTGTACTGTCTGACTCATTTTCGTGAAAGCCTTGTTGGTTTTTTGTGGCGTACATTTCTTTAGCCGCCGTCGAGAAATTGCTTAATCCAAAAATATGGATAGCGTCAACATGAATCTTGATAATAGTGAAAAAAATATGGATCAGGCAGGACCTGATGTGCAAAACTGGACTTTCGGCTCTAGGCTTTCGATATTAATTGATAAACTTGGCATGACAAAAAAGGATTTTGCTAAAAAGTCCGGTGTCGCTCCGCAGACCATCACTAATTACTGCAAAGACGCTCATGGGCCGAAGCAAAAATTTGTGGATTTTGTTGTCGACCATTTTCAAGTCAATCAACGCTGGCTGATGAAGGGAGAGGGGTGTATTTTTTCCTGGCAAGACACGCAGCTAAGAGGCGCGTGCGACCAGCACGCAAGTAGCCACGATGAAATATTGCAACTCCAGCGCGAACTGGCAACGAAGGACCGAGAACTCGCTGCGGTTGAATTGATGATGGGTAGGCAACAGGGGCGCATCTTTGATGCCGTGAAAGCAACTTGCCTGCGGCTCAAATTAAGTCCTGAACAAACTAAGGACTTGCAATACGCAGTCATGGATTACGAGGGTGTCCTGTCCGAAAGCGACTACGCCAAAATACAGCAATCAGCGGCTGGAAACGAATAAGAGGGGCCCTGGATGCGCTGTCGCATGCCGGGGTGGCGCGCCGCTGCGCCTGATCAAATGCAGTGGCACAGCCCCGACGGGCCGGTCATGCGCAAAACTCACGATCAGGACAGCTGCAGACATCCTTTGAATAATTGTCTGACATGGACGCAATTTGCTTCAAAAGTGCAGGGCGACAGTGCCGCTTGTCTGACAACCTTTCTTGCTGACCATAGGTGAAAAGCGTGGTACGGGCGCGGGAAAAAGGGGGCGATCATGGGCAGGGTGGATGATAATGGCCAGCCGTTTGTCAGGAGCGCGGCAAACAGGTCCAGGCTTTTAGATCGGGGCACCGACGAGCTTGTCGGGTTTTGCAAGGGCACCATTGCGGACGGCATCCTCAATCAACAAGAAGCCGAGTCATTGCTGGCATGGATCAACCGTCACCCTGACCTGGCTACAACATTCCCAGCCAACGTCCTCTTCGCAAGGCTGACCGATGCCCTTGATGACGGAGTGCTCGACAGCGACGAAGCCAAGGACGTCTTCGAACTCATAGCCGAATGTGTCGGCGCCACAGGTGATGTGACCATGGAGGCCTGCACATCAACGTTGCCACTAGATGTGCCTCCACCGGAACTAGTCTTCCCCCGTCGTAATTACGTTTTGACAGGACGCTTTGCGTGGGGCCCTCGCCAGGATGTGGCCAACGTCATCGAGATGCTTGGCGGGTGCGTCAAAAGCAGTGTCAGCGGGGTAGTTGATTACCTTATCTGTGGCCACTTTGGGTCCAACGATTGGGCGCACTCCACGCACGGTCGCAAGATCGAGGCAGCTATGGGCTTCAAGAATCAAGGTTATGACATCTATATCATTTCCGAGCGGTACTGGGCTGATATTATCAAGGACTTGATTTAAGGAGCGTCGGAGTGGAAATCTTTCTTTTTTGGGTGGTTTGCGGAATCGCTGCATGCGTGGTGGCTGTATCAAAAAACAGGTCGGGCATTGGATGGTTTCTCCTGGGCATGCTCCTTGGTCCCTTTGCGTTGCTCATGGTCGGCTTTATGCCAGGACTTGTATCCGAGCCGGTGTCAACTTATTCTAGCTTCGAATACAACAAAAAATGCCCTTATTGTGCGGAAGACATTAAGGCCGAGGCCATTGTGTGCAGATATTGCGGCAAGGATCAGCCAGTCGCCGCAGCGCAAAAAGAAAAGCCGCGCCTGAAGGTTTGCCCCCAGTGCGGCCTTGAGTCTCCAGTTTCAAATGCAGACTGCGCCAAGTGCGGCTTTATCTTCTCCATGGCTCCGAAAAAAATATCGTGCCCTGAATGCGGCGAAAACATTACCCATATGCCGACTGTTTGCCCAGGATGTGAGAAGAGATTTAAATATAAGACTACCTAAGAAGAATAAATTTTGAAATCGAGGTTTGCCATGCTCGGTCTTTCGCTTCTTCAACTCGCTATCGGAATCATAGTTCTTTTGGCCGCAATTGCTCCGCTGTTCATCTGGCGAGGCGTAAACCGGACAAACCGGCTTTTGGCGCTGCAGTTGCACCGCCTGAGTGTCGACCCGCAAGCGGTTAAGATGGCATGGTATACCGGCGGGGCGG